ATAACTGGTACCTATCCTAACTTTACTATATCAAGTGCTGACCAATATGTAGGAACTGTAACATCAGTTGGCATTACCGAATCGGTAGCTGCCCTTTCTATTACAGGAAGTCCTGTTACTACAAGTGGTAATATTAATATTGGTTTTGCTGGTGCTAGTAGTCAGTATGTAGCTGGTGATGGCTCATTAGTAACCTTCCCAAGTATCCCATCAATAAGTGGATTAGTGCCTTATACTGGTGCGACACAAAACGTAGATTTAGGAACGCATAGTTTAACTGCTGCTGATTTAGTAATTAATCACGTGAGCGGAAGTGGAGTTGCTGCATCTATTACTAAAGGTGGTAATGGTGAGGCCTTAACTGTGGTTAAGTCAAGTGGAAGTGGTAACGCTGCAAGTATTACAGGTGGAGTTACTTTACTTGATGAATTACATTTAACAACTGATTTAGCTGACGCATATATAGCAAGTGCAACAACTTGGAACGCTAAACAATCTGCAATCACATTAACAACTACTAGCAATAGTGGTGCAAGTACTTTTATTTCTAATACTTTAAATATCCCTACATATACCTTAGCTGGTTTAGGTGGTATAAATTTAAGTTCTTTAAGTGCTACAAGTCCTTTATTATACGATAACACTACTGGTGTATTTTCAATACAACAATCAAGTGGTTCACAAGCAGGTTTTTTATCAAGTGCAGATTGGACAACATTTAACTCTAAGCAAGGAGCTATCACTTTAACTACAACAGGTTCTAGTGGAGCTGCTACTTTAGTTTCTAATACTTTAAACGTACCTACTTATACCTTAACTGGTTTAGGTGGAGTTCCAACAACTAGAACTTTAACTATTAATGGTACAGGTTATGACTTATCAGCTGATAGGTCTTGGACTATACCTACAAGTGTTAATGCTACATTTACTCAAGACTATACAGCAACTGCTGCTCAAACTACTTTCACAGTAACAGGAGGTTACACAGTTGGACAACTAGCGGTTTATTACAATGGTTCTAAACTAGCTAGTGCAGAGTTTACTGCTACTAATGGCACTACGTTTGTTTTAGCTACGGCTTGTCAAGTCAATGACATTGTACAAGCTGTTGTAGAGATAACAGGTGGTGGTATAGGTGGCAGTGGTACTACAAATTATGTAAGCAAGTTTACTGCTAGTGGTGTGTTAGGCAATAGCTTAATATTTGATAATGGAACTAATGTTGGAATTAGTAATGCTAATCCATTTTCTCCATTGCATTTGAACGCTAATGGTAATTATTCATCAAGTGGTAATATGACAACTGGTTTTGTTATTTCTAATGGCACAACTGGTAGAGCCTTAAATATGGGTGTTTTTGATTCTGGTGGTTATTCTTGGATTCAAGCTGCTTATGTAAACAATGCAGATACAACTTTTCCTTTAGCGTTACAACCAAGTGGGGGTAATGTATTAATAGGAACAAGTACTGGAGAACCTAGCTATGAACATTCAATTTTTAATATATCAAATAAAGGTACACTTGTAGTAAAACAAATTACATCAGCAAATAATAGTTGTGTTAGTGCTTGGAATAATGCATCATCAGGAAATAATTTATTTCAAGTATTTGAAATAAATGCAGGAGGTAATGGTGCTGGTAGCATTGATTATCTAAGGGCTTCTAGTCTTGTAAGATTTAACACAACTTCAGATGCCAATTTAAAAAATATAATTGGAGATTCTGACAAAAAAAGGTCTATTGAAATTCTTAATTCAACAAGAATAAGAGAATACTCTTGGAAAGAAGATGAAACAAATAAACCACAAATTGGTGTAATTGCACAAGAATTATATGAAACATTTAAAGGTGCAGTTTCAAAAGGAAGTGATAATAAAGATTTTGGAAATGAAGATTATAAAGTTTGGGGAGTAGATAAGACTGCTTTTACATTCCATTTAATTGCAGGATGGCAAAAGCACGAACAAATGATTCAAGAGCAACAAGCATTAATCACATCATTACAAGAACAAATAAACCAACTTAAAAATAATTAATATGGGTATTACACAGCGGTTGGGAACCATTCCTCTAGCCATTCAAACTGACGCATCTAACAACGTAGGAATAGGAGCAGCACCTAGTGGTAGTTATAAATTAGAAGTAACTGGTACAGGTAGGTTTAGTTCTACATTATTGGTTACTACTAGCTTAACAGTATCTTCTACTACAAATGCAGGTTTAATTGCTGCTACAAATTCTACTACTGGTTATGCAGTATTAGATTTAATAAATAATGGGGCATCTGGTAAAAACTACCAAATAGGAGTAGGTGGAAATGCTGCTGCTTCAGGATATGCTAATAATCTTTATTTTGATTTAGTAGGAGTTGGTAATGTTATGACTTTAACAAGTGGTCGCTATGTTGGTATTGGAACACAAACCCCTGCTTATTCATTAGATGTATTATCAGGAGCTCAATATAGTGCAAGATTTAATTCATCTGCTGCGCAAGGTGGTTTTGTAGCATGGGCTAATAGTGGAACTGCTTATGGTTATATTGGAAATGCTTATCATATTGTTACAGGTGGTTCATCAGGGGATATGGCAATGGCTGCAACTGCTAATATGGTATTTAGTACTGGGGGTTCACTTACCGAAAGAATGCGTATTACAAGTGGGGGTAATGTTGGTATTGGAACAACTGCACCATCAATTAAATTATCTGTTGCACAAGATATTACAAATGATGGTGATATTGCTAATGGACAATTTATGGTTTGTGGTGCTACAACAAATCTAAAAAGAATGGTATTGGGATATGATACTAATGGAGAAGGATATGGGTATATAGAATCAGCATATAAAGATAGTGCTTGGACATATACTGCACTCCAACCAACATCAGGGAATGTAATAATAGGCAGTTCGGCAATCCCAAGTTATAAATTACAAGTTAATGGTTCAGCAGCAAAACCTGGAGGAGGGTCGTGGTCTGATTCTTCAGATGCTAGATTGAAAAAGGATATAAAAACTATAGAAAACGCATTAGATAAAATAAATAAATTAAATCCTGTAAATTTTGAATGGATTAATCCTGAAGAACATCATAACCAAAATAATATATCAGGGTTTATTGCTCAAGAAATAAAAGAAGTTTTCCCTGATTTTATAAATGAAGTAAACCCAGTAGGAAAAGATAAAGATATTGTTGGTGAAAATGAAAAAATATATGCCTTAACACTTTCTTTTAAGTTTGATGCATACCTAGTAAAGGCTATTCAAGAGCTTTCCCAACAAAACAAAGAATTAAATGAAAGATTAAACAAAGCAGGGTTGTAGAAAATACTTATATTTGTAAAAAATAACTACTATGATTACTCTAAACGAAGAGAATTTAAAAGCTTTAGAAAGCTACTTATTGGAAGTTCCTTTTAAATATGCGAACCCAATCCTACAATTATTAGGAAAATTAAACCAGGAGCAAAATCCACAAGCTCCTGAAGCAGAAGTCGTGGAAGGATAATGAAGTTCCTTAAAGACAACATCTTGTTTATAGCCGTAATACTCCTTGTGTTATGGCTATATTTTTTTGTTAAACCTACCTATATACCACCAAATGGTAGGCAATTCGATACATCTCAGTACAAAAAGGTAGTAGAGATACACGATACTACGTACAAAACATTGTACGTTAATACGTACAAGAAGGGTAATGATATACCATTCTATATCATTGATTCAGTACAGATTCCTGTACACGATACTTTATACGTACTAAACGACTATTATAAGGTCAAAGCCTATTCTGACACTATTAAAAAAGATTCTAATATCTTTGTAGTGAATGATACTATCAGCCAAAATAGGATTATTTCTAGAGGGTTCAAAGCCAATTTAACCGAAAAAACCATAATTACAAGAGAGTACTACGCTAAGAAAGCTACTAATACCCTTTATTGGGGCATTAGAGGCTCATACAGCCCACTTAATGGCTTGGAAGTACTAAGTCCTTCCTTGATGCTA